GTGTCCATAATAGTCACGGTCGCGGCAACATCAGTGCCGTCCGTCACCCGAACCGCGGCAATCTGCGTCACGCCTTCGCCGAAGGCCAGCGTGCAGGCGGTTGCCAGATCATGCGATCGTACCGTCATGTTTCCCAGCGATTGCGCGGCATTCTGCGGAGAACCGATAACCATCGGCGCATTGACAGGCCCCCACGAGCTGACGCCGATCAGGCCGAGAATGCCTGTCGGAATGCCGTTGATAAGGATCGTGCGCGGCGGAACGATGTTGACGTAGAGATCGGGCGCTTGCGGCAGCGATTGGCCGAATTGATAAACTGGCATGATGATATCCTTTGGTTGTAAATCAGATCAGCGCGCCAGATGGGCTGCTGATGTTGACGGTAGGCAGCGTGACTGTAGTAGTCTGCTGCACGTTGGTTGTCGCAAACTCGACTTCATAGCGGAGGTGCCTTGTATATACAGCTACCTTCTGGATGTTGTCGTCGTCGATCGAACCTTGGAACCGCAATTCTGCTGCGGTCGTATCCGGCATTTGCAAGCGATATGCCATGCGTAGCGCCGGATCAATCAGGGAGGCAATCTGCGCCCTCAGCGTGGGCGTGGGCGCCCAAACCGAGACTTGGAACACCTGCCGCTGCCTGCCGACTTCCTGCAGCACAGTCGCTGGCTGGGCGAACATCATGGATGGTGTTGCACCCTTCGGAAAAGTGATCGTGTTCGCGCTCGATTTCGCGCCAGGAATCATGGCGGCAATCGCCGTGCAGATTGACGTGAGCGTATCTGTAGATTGCACAGCGTAGCTGGCCTGCACGTTTCCCTGCTGCACGCTGACAGCCTGCGGCGTGGTGATCTTGCCGGTGATCGTGATCGTCATGCCGGATACGCTCGCCTGTAGCTGCGTCTCTACGATGTCAACTGTCTGCCATGTAGGCTGCATCTGCGTCACGGCGCGGCTGATGGCTGTGGCGAATACCGAGACTTGCGCAATCCCTGCCTGCATGTCGGCATCCAGCTGTTGCGGCTGAGGCCAGCCAGGGAAAATGCGTACATCTGAAGCCACAGCCGAGGGCTGGCCGGTTCCGTTCGGGTATAGCGTCTGCGCCACCGCGGATGCAATGGCGCTTTGTACGTCAGTTAAATCGGCCATATCAGGATTCCAGTACTTCGACTAGCGCCTGCGTGCCCAGCAAGCCCGATGACACACTCACCACCTGATAGCGCAATCCGCTTTCATCGGTAACGATGTCCCGATGCTGAACAAGCCCATCAGGCAGGTAGAAATTGCAGGCGTAGAAGGCACGCAGCGATGCATCCCCCGGCAAGTCAGCTTGCGGCCTGCCGGTATCCTTTTTGATGTTCAGCACGCCAGGGATTCCATGCGCATAAACCACCGGCGCGGGAGATGCAAGCGCGGAATAGGACTGCAAACCAGCCGCCGTGGTTTTGGGCTGGCGGGAAAACGTCAGCGTTTGCGTGCAGCGCAAAGCCAGCGGGATCATCAGTGCATCCAAGCCGACTACGCAATATGTGTTCTGTCCCACCAGATAATCACCAACCTGCAACTGAGCTACGGGCGCGATGATCTGCCAGAAAAGCTGATTTTGCTGTGTTTGCGCCATCCAAGAACCGGGCTTCATTCCGCCATTCAGGGTAAATGCACATGGTATTTGCCCTAGCGCATACATAGGGCTGATCGGGTTGCTGATAACCGCGCCTGGCCTATACTGCGTGTGCATCGCCCCAACCGCGCTCGCGGCTTTTTGCATGCCGTAGGCGATCCTGGATTGCAGCAATGCGCCGTTCATCACACCACCATCTGAACGGTGTTGCCGCCGTCAAGCTGTGGGCCCGGCTGTACGCCGAGAAACTCGCACAACCGGAGACGCCACGATGTGAACAAGCGTTCGCGATCGCGCTGTTCGTTGGCATTGTGTACCCACGGGCCTGCCGATGCTGTGTCAAGGTTGGCTGACGCGCCCACGATGGCCGTTTCCAGCGTGGTGAGGTTTGCAAGATAGGTGTTCACCACCACCGCGCCCTCGTTCGCGCTCATGTGCTGCAGTCGGTATTCAAGCGCCAGGTACTGCTGCATGATCCACGGATAAGGAAACACAACATTCCCATCACCTAGGGCCGGATATCCGCAGAAGCGCCGGATGTCCACCAGTTGCGCATCCGTGAAGGCGTATGGCATGAACGCCATTACTCGGACTCCAGCACACCCATGCGCGTCAGGAATGCGATCATTTCAGCATCTTCAACCGGATCAAGGCGCGTGCCAGCGGGTAGCCAGCGATGCACGCCGCCAGTGTCGATCCAACCAGCATTGCGCGGCAGGACAACCACGGATTCATCCATAGCGTCCTCCGTGGTAGCGTCTTTACGTTGTCGCGCCATGATTACAGGCTCTCCACCAGCACGGCACGCTTGAATGCACTATTCGTTGCTGTCGGGATGGTGTTGGGGTTAGTCGTGATATCGGATGGAACGGTGAACCCGCCGATGTAGGCCCATGACTGGGTGACTACCTGTTTCAGAGCATCCAGCGGCTCGCGGGTGACGTGCGCGATGCCGTCAACCACGGCAATCATGCCATCATCGTCCGCTGCCTCGGCGGCGCGGTAAGCTTCGGGCGTGAAGACGCCTTCCACCAGCGTTCCTTCGCCGCACATGATGCCGTATTGCACGTTGTTGCCGCCGATTGTCGCGCTCGGGTTGAGGTTCGTTTCGATCAGCTGGACGCCAAGCAACTCCGCTACCACGCCTTGACGGTATTCCTGCGTCTTCGGCTCGCCACGGAACAGTTGCTTGAAATCTGGATCGTTGAACAGGCCCACCACCTGCTTGGGCGAAGCGTAGAAGTGATACATTCCGGACGCATTGACAGGCTGCACGCCGTTGGAACTCAGGACGGCCTTGGCTTGCAGCAACATTTGCATGGAGAGCTTTCCGCCGTTATACATGCTGGGAGTGATACCCCAGACGCTGGATGCCGGTACGGTGTTGCTGGATGCATCCATCGATCGCATGACATACGGGGCCACGGCAGACACCACGGGGTTTTGCGCGGTGCCGTCTGCCACCGTGACGTTTGAGGAGAAAGTCAGAGTACCGGAGACGCCGCTAGGGCTAACAGATGCATTGGTGCCGTCAGCGGTCGCGCCGGTGAGCGAATAGACATTGGAGCCGACCACGACGTTAACCGGATTCGAGGTTGACACGTTAACCACTTGGCCAGCGCTGTTCCATGTGTACAGGAACCCGCGAATGTCATCCACAGTAACAACAGGCCCAGCAGCGCCGAGAGTCACGCGAACGAATGTGTTTCCGCCCATGTAGCCCGCGTACAGGATTTGTTGGGCAATGGTGTTGACGGATCGCACGGCTTGCTCGCCGAGCGCCATCGCATTGCGCAGAAACAGGCTATCGATCGCCACGCGACTGGTGGCGACATTGAGCTGCATGTTGGCGGCGTATTGCGACACGGCCAGCGTAAATCGCTCCACGCCGTAGTTTTGCGGAGTCAGGCCGCTGGTGATATCGCTGTTTGCGGCAGGCGCGATCGGAGATGTAATCGCAGGCAACAGGCCGGTGCGGGTTTTTGAGATGGTTTCGCCGATTCCCGCAGGGAAATCAATCTGCTCGGCGATGGCGCGGAATCCGAGTTTGGCGCGAAGTGGAATCTCAAACGCGCGTGCGAGATAGTTCTGCTGGATGACGCTTTGCAGTGTGACGGGGAGGTTGTTGATAGCCATGATTCATTTCCTTTATCTGGATGATTTATGTCCCTTGGTGCCTGACCCCGATGGACTGCTGCCGGTTTCCCGGCCTATGAAGCTAAATGCGGATGCCGAATTTCGATCTCAAATCCGAGCGCAAATCGGCATCCGAAAGATCACGCGCGGTTTTTGTTTCTTGCTTGCCGCCTTTCGGTGGCTGTTGCGTGCTCGCCGTGGTTTGGGCGAACAGATAGGGCTTGGCTTTCTTGAGGGCCTCAATTGCGGCGTCTGCGCCTTCAATCTCGCCAGCATCGTTGAATTTCACGCCGGACAAGTCAGCCAGCGCAAGTGCGTCAATATCGACAATCCCGGCTTTTATTGCGTGGGCCTTCATTTCCGCTTTGATGATTCGCTGCGCGGCTCGCTGCTCGGCTTCTTGGGCTTTTGCGATTGCTTCATCCTGCGCTTTTTTGGCGGATTCTGCCGCTTCTTGGGCCTTGCGCTCCATTTCCTGCGCCTTCAGCCGGTATCCCGCGTTCTCATGCCGCAGTTCGCGCACATAATCCTTGGAAAACGTTTCTGGTTCAGGCGCGGTTTTTGGTGCGGTTTTAGTCGTGTTGTTGTCAATATCTTCGTTGTTATCAGCCATCTGGGCCTCCAAATTAAAAAGCCCGTATCAGTCGGGCATCCGAACGGCTTGGGGCCGTCACTCCATGATCCTGACTTGCTTTTGCGCCTTATCGTTGCGCTCGGCTTGCTCGGCTGTGATCCTCGACATTTCAGACGGAACGTCCTCCACGTCATAGACGGGTGCGAGAGTCCCAACAGCGGTTTCCGTGCTCATCAGCCCCGCATCAGTCAGGGTTCGCAAAGTGTTTGCGTCACTGCTGCGATCCTGACTTGTGGGCGCATACCAAGGAGGCCATTTCAATGCGATTCTGCCCGGCGACATCCGCGGGATAGGATCACCATCGGAATCTACCAATGCCATCTTGCTGCTTGCGCGGACGATCATCTGCAGGAGCTTTTTCAGCCCGTATTCGCCGTAGCTGATACGCAGTTTGTCCGACAGCCAGATCAGCGCTTGGTTGAGCAATTCCATTGCGCGCCCGGATTGCGCCGCCGACAGTTTGTCCGCGTTTGCCCGATTGCCGCTAAGCTGCTCAAGGGTAAATTCGCGCAAGGTACGCACGTACTCCAGCACAGCAGCCGTAGCAGCGCCGTCAATCTCAACCAGCTTCGCATCGCCGTCCTTGCCCACGATGATTGCGTTGCTTGCGCTGCGTACCATTTGCTGGCCGGGATCGACTGCGGGTTCCTTGATCATCAGCAGCGGATCACTTGCGTACTTCAAGCCACGCCCCGCTTGGCTGAGCATGTACTCGATTTCGATATTCGTTTCAATCGCTTCGTCGCCGAATGTCGGCGCACCGTCGATGTCATCGCCGCCGGGCAGGTTGCGAACCCAAACCATGGGCACAAAGCCGAGGTTATGCTGGATGGTGCGATCGTTATCCTGCGTGAGATTATCGGGCAAGCCCGGTTTATCGCTGATCTTGACAGGCAAATACCAGATTTCAGCCTGATCCGTCCAATCCCGCGTCCACCAATGCATTGCGTCAATATCGGTGTCCTTGATCGCGTATCCCATGGCGCGGAGCGCGCGCCCGCGAATCTTGTACTGCTCGCGCACTGCCATCAAGTCATCTGGCCGCATGGGGTTCCATCTCGGCGTGAGGTATTCGGTTGTCAGCGCAGAAACATAGATGCGCCCTTCCAGGATGCGCAGCCACAGACAAACCGAACCGACTGATCCTTTTTCCGCCGCGTCGATCATGACTTCATTGATCCGCGCGTCACGGATGATATCGTTCAGCGTGTCGCGCGTAATCTCGTCGTCGTGTACAGACTCGGGAAAATGGCCCTCGCTGAACAGCATCGCAGTGGATTGCTGCACCACCAGTTTGCACAGGTTGTATCGCACAGACGGGCGTCGATCGCGCAGCTTGATGTATTCGTTCGCGCCGTTCACCTCTTCGTGGAACGCATAACGCATATTGTCGTATATCGCGCCAGCAAGTACGCGCTGCAATGCCTGGATGCGAGACGTCCGCTGCGGTAAATCTCGATCGCGTGCGTAGCTTTTTTGTAGCGTCTGCCACATTATTTTTTTAGCACCCGGCGCGCAGCTGCTTTAATGACGGATGCTTCGTGGGCCGAGATATGGCCGACATGCTCCGCACGCGATGCGCCGCTTATAGCGGCTCGCGCATGGTTCTTGTCCTGGATGGGAAATGTACGTCCAGGGCCTGCGAATTTCGACGCCGGGATTGCGGCGCGGGATTTCTTGGTGAGCTTCATTTTTTTACCTCGCCATATATGGCAGCGTGACGGATTGCGTGGGCGTGCGCTTGCGGATGATAGGCCCCAGCGCATACCGAACAGCATCCCAGCAATGATCATTGCCTGGCATCAAGTCTGGCTTTACATCGCCAGATAGCCTATCGATTTTGTAGCTCCACAGCCGCGCCTCTTTTGCTGTGTGCTCGCAGCGCGGATGGATGACGATGCGCTCATAGCTGCGCAGGTGCTCGATGCCGTCCTCCACGCTGCCAGGCCATTTATCTGCCGGGCGCATATACCTGTAGCCATTGCGCTGCATGTAGCTGATCGTCTCGGGCCGCGCATTGTCTGCATAGCTCGCGTGCTCTCGCGCGCCTGGGATGGCCGCAAACAGTTGCGGCAGGTTGTCAATCTCGACACCGTGGCCGTAAGCATCATGCTCAATGTAGAGTGTGCGGCCGTGAATCCAGCAGCGCACCATCACGGATGGATCAACCGAGAATCCCCAATCAATCCCGTAATATGGGCCGTCCCATCCCTGCTGCGGCTCGAACGACTCTACCGTATGACGTCCCCTAAGCACCAGTGCATCCGAGCGGGTGAGACATGATCCTTCCCATATGTGATCGTACTGATCGGGACGGTAGCGCAAATCGTCCTGTCGCTCCTGATCCAGCTCGGGGGGGAACCACGGGTTATCTCGCCAGTTGATCTCGACGATTTTAGCGCCTGTCGGCTGATTGATGACAAACCGCTGACGCGTGGGCGAATCTTCGCGCTCGGGGTTCCACGTCATCCAGATTTCCGATCCGGGTTCCCGGATCGTCGGTATCAGCACCCGCCAGGACTCTTCGCTGACTGTTTCCGCTTCCTCAACCCAGCATATATTGATCCCGGACAGGGACTTGATCGACTGGTAGTTGTGGCGCAGTCCGCGAAACAAAAACTCTGTTCCGTTGAACCCGCGGATAAAACTGTCACCTACCTCGTATTGGCTAGCAAGGTACGGCACGCTCTCGATCGCGCGTGCGATTTCCGCTTGCGAGCTGTCCTTGATGGAATTTTGGTACTCCCTCGCACACAGGATGCGCAAGGGCCGTTCCGCACCGCGCAATGCCAGCATCAAAGCGAACGTGTAGCTTTTTCCGCTCCCCCGCCCCCCGTGCGCGCCGCGATATCTAGCTTTGCCACCGAACACCGGGATCAGCCTGGGCGGTATCTGTATTGTGATCCGCTCAACCACCTTCAATCACGATCTGGACTTGTCCGCGCGGCGTCATGCTGCCGTCCGGGCTGGTATGCGCAATCTTGCTTTCGTCGACTGGTTTGTGCCCAGCGCGATCAAGGATTGCAGTTGCCGCGCTCACCATCGCTACCGCCCCGCGTGAGATTTTGCCTTGCACCACGGTTTGCAGCGCCGCAATTGCGTCATCTGCTGCGGCTTCCAGCATTTTCCGCTGCCGTTGTTTTGTGCTCTCGCACGCAGCCAGGTATTCCTCGCGCGCGCGAGAGCACATCTCGAAAATATCCGGTTTTGTCAATAGGGCCGATCCCTGAGTGCGCGCGGTTTTCTCGCTGTACCCTGCATCAATAGCTGCTTGCGTGGCGTTCCCCGTGCGCCCATACGCCGCGGCAAAAGCGGCGATGCGGCGCTGTGTTTCGACTCTGCTACCGTATTTAGTCGCTTGCTTAGTCTTTGCGTCCATGTCCTGGAATAAAAAAACCGCCATGTTCGGCGGCTATATGTTCTATTTGGTGCGGAATTTGAAAACAAAACCGCATCCTATCAACGGCACTTATACACCAGTTCCGGACTTTCCGCAACAAAACAGCACAAAAAATATTTTTAAAAAAGTGTTGCTTTTTCTTTCGGGATGCGTATAATGCAAGTCATGGCATCCCAGCAACTAACAAAAGGAGTATGAAAAATGAAACTAGGAAGAATTACGGCGGCTCAACTCTTATCCGAGCTGAGCCTTGGGCAGGGGACGTGCACCAAAGCCATAATCCGCGCCGTGGCGCGGGCGGCCGACGAGACGGGCCTAATTGGCCCGCACGCGGCAGCGGACTTCTATCCGGGCGAGCCCCGGAAACACACATACACGGACGCGCGCAAAGTCCTATTGGACTTGGGCTGCGTGGAGAAGAAACTCCCGTGGCGATATCTCTAGTACAACCACGCCCACGCCCAGGGCAGCCTTGCCCTGGGCAAGGAGTGAATATGGATGAACTAAAAAGAATCCAGGCCGCCGCATTTGCGGCCTGGAAGGCCTGCCCCGACAAAAACCGGGCCGAAAAGGCCCGGCTGGCCGCCGAGCTCGACGCGGCCACCAAGGCGGTGGCCGCCGCGAAAAAAGCGGCCAACCCCACCCCTGTGGTGGACACCGCCGCCGAAGTGGCGGCATGGAAGGAGAAAGAGGCGGCAAAAGCCGCCGAGCGCGAGTTGCGCAATCGGCTATGGAAAGCCATTTGCGCCTACAACCGGGCGCAGGAATACCCCCGGTGTGGCCAGAACTGGGGTGATCGCCCAGGCGAAAGGGAAGCCGAAGCCCTCATCAGGGCCAACGCTGCCCTGGCGAGAGAGATCGCCGAAGCCCTTTAAGGGAAAGCAATCTTGTCATCGCGACAAGCTTGCCGAGTACAGACTTTTAGGAGGAATGGTATATAGTTTCAACCGTGGTTGGGCGGAAACGCCCAATGCCAAAGTTGCCGAAGGGGTGGCGGCGGCGCGATTGCAAATCATCGCGATCCACAAAGAAGCCCAAGCAATTGGGTGATTGTCTTCGGCGCCGGCGGGAAACCGTCAGCGAAAGGCCCGGTAACGGAGCTGATTCCACCTTTGACCGAAGGTGGCGGGAAAATCCTGTAGGCGTCGAGAGAAGCAGACTCTCGGCGGGATTCACAGGGACAGCTGGTGCAGGAGTTTGGGGCCTATGCCCTCCTGCGTAGTACCCGCCACTGTAAAAGTCCTTTTGCACTGCGCAGAAGGTGGCGTGAAAAAGGGAGGCCGTCGCCCCTTGAGTAGCGTATACGAAGGGTGATTGTCCAGCGACGGATGGACTGCAGCAGAGACTCATTAGGGCTGCCAGATTTGCTTGGCTGTAGTGTCGCGCATTGCGCTACAGCGACCCCTGTTCGAAAGGGTATACAGATGCGAAAAACCCCGAGCTTCTTTGGAGTTCGGGGTTTCTTTACCCAACACGTAAACATCTTGGAGTGAAAAATGCAAATTCTTAACCTCACGCAGCACAAGGCCACCACTGAACAAATCCAGGCTGGGGTAGTAGATTTACCCGAAGCCGACCGCAGCGAGCTGCAAAGCTTGCTTACGTTCGAAACGCTGCCCACGGCAGCGGAAATCGGCGACCGCGCGGACTCCATCGCCGCAATGGCTCGCCGTTTTGTCGGGGAAGAAACTCTTCCCCAAGCCATGATCGGAGGGGCGCCGTTTTTCATGGCGCCACTCGAGAGAGCCCTGCGGAACGCGGGGATCGAGCCCGTCTACGCTCTCTCCACACGGGA